GTTTTTCAATGCAACGGCCGCCGGGCAGCATGCCAAGGAGATGGTAAAGCACGGAGACGTGAAGTTCCTCTCTATTTGGGCAAATCAACTTGTCGAGCGAGTTACTGACGCTTCGACTCGTGCCAAGGATGTCATCAAGGGAAACATCCGCGAGGTTAGTCTCGTGCTTGGTGGTGCCAATCCTGGTGCTTTCATTGATAACATCTCTATTGCTCATGGAGATGGGGAGTTCGATAACCTCTCAGATGAAGCCTTGATTACGACTGGCTTTGAGATCGAGGTTGGTGGAACTCTTGTTCATGCTACAGCAACTGAAGACAAGGAAGAGACTATTCAGGACGTTCTGGATACTCTGGACGAGAAGCAGGCAAATGCTGTTAACTATCTTCTTAGCCAAGCCCTTGTTGCTGAAAGCGGTGACTCGACGATGGGTCACGGTGACACTGAAGGCGATGTTGTGGGTTCACCTGAAGGTGAGGACACGACCGATGACTCTAAGGATGCGGAAGAGTCTAGTGACTCCGCTGTCTCCGAAGACGCCGTCCAGCACAACGATGGATCTGACGAGACTGATGAGTCTGACGGCTCTGAAGACTCTGAAAGCTCCGACGATTCAGACGCTGAGGCCGGCGACGCCGTCCAGCACAACGACACCCAGGAGGACAACAGCATGACGCATAATGTGTTCGACCAGGCTAAGGGCGGCGGAAGCGGCGCTCCTTCCCAGGTTCACCTCTCACACGACGACGTTCGTGCAATCGTCGAGGACGCTAAGCAGAATGGCTCCCTCAAGAGGGCGGTTGAGAACTTCGTAACTACTACTGGTATTACTGTTGATGGACAACTTCAACATGGTATCGAAAACATTGACTACTTGTTCCCGGATGCCAAGTTGCTTGAGACCTCACCTCAGTTCATTTCCCGCCGTATGGAGTGGGTGAATAACGTTCTGAGTGCAGTTCGTAAGAGTCCTTTCTCGCGCATCAAGAGCGTGACTGCTGACATCACTCCAGACGAGGCTCGTGCTCGTGGTTATGTTAAGGGCAATCTGAAGAACGAAGAGTTCTTCGAGATGTCTAAGCGAGAGACCACTCCTCAGACGATCTACAAGAAGCAGAAGCTCGACCGCGATGACGTGATCGACATTGTCGACCTTGACGTCGTGGCCTGGTTGAAGGCTGAGATGCGAGTCATGCTCGACGAAGAGCTTGCTGGTGCTGTTCTTTGTGGTGACGGTCGGTCCATTGGCGACGTTGACAAGATCATCGAGACCAAGATTCGTCCAGTTGCTACTGATGCTGAGCTCTATGTGACTACGGTCAACGTCAACCTTCTCGATGCTACCTCTTCTATCGAGGAGCTCGTTGACGCGGCCATCAGTCACCGTCGCTACTACAAGGGTTCGGGTACCCCGACGTTCTACACCACCGAGGCCACTATTGGTCAGTTCCTTACGGTGAAGGACAGCTTTGGTCGTCGTATCTACAACACTCTTGCTGACATCGCTGCCGTTCTTCGTGTTCGGGAAGTGGTTCCGGTTGAGATCATGGAGCGTGACTCCACTCTAGTCGGGATTATGGTTAACCTTGCAGACTACACCATGGGTGCAGACCGTGGTGGTGCGGTTACTATGTTCGACGACTTCGACCTGGACTACAATAAGTTGCTTTATCTGATCGAGACTCGTGTTTCGGGTGCTCTGACCATTCCTAAGTCGGCTCTGGTCTTTCGTGCGCAGGCTGCTGCGGATGCTCGTCTTGCTAACCCGACCGAGCCAGCTTTTGTCAATAACGTTGTTACTGTCCCGACCGTGACTAGTGTTTCTTACCACCAGGACACTGCTGCTGGTGCAGTGCTCACGACTGGTGCACCGACGACGCTTGCTCAGGGTCAGTCGCTTCACGTTATCGCAGTTCCTGCCGCAGGCAAGTACTTTGATGACAATGCGAATGACGAGTGGGACTTCGTCTACGAGGCATAGAACTGAGGCGACATGGCACGCTTCTACGGAAAAATTGGATACGGAGTATCTGAAGAAGCCGTACAGGGTGTGTGGTCGGACGAGATCACTGAGCGGGCCTATTATGGAGACGTTCTCAATGATTTGCGTTCAACATCAGCGTCCGAGAAAGTTAACGATGATATCCGTTTGCAACACAGGATTTCAATCGTTGCCGATGCGTACGCATTAGGGAACTATCTTCAGATCAAGTACGTGGAGTGGACGGGGTTTCTCTGGGCCGTTGATTCGGTCGAGGTAGAGAGACCCCGTCTAATCCTCTCATTGGGGGGTGTATACAATGGGGCTCGCCCGTCGATTGTTGTTCCATGACGTTTTAACTGAGTTATTGGGCAGCGACAACGTGTATTTTCAACCACCTCCCGATCGACAGATGCAATATCCTTGCATTGTCTACGAACGCGATAACCAATCTGTTTTGAGAAGCGATAATCTAGTCTATAATCTTCGGCAGCGTTATCAAGTTACGTACATTGATCAAAACCCCGATGGTGATCCGGTTGATGCACTTGCGAAACTTCAATTTAGTGCATTTAATCGCCACTTTGTGACGTCCGGTCTTAACCATGACGTCTTCTCGATCTACTACTAGGAGGAAACAGAATGGCTAGACTTACTTGGGACAACACCGGGGAGCGTCGGTACGAAACGGGCGTTGACCACGGTGTTCTCTACATCCCTGATGGGAGCGGCGCCTATAACAACGGTGTAGCCTGGAATGGCCTCACAACAGTCACGGAGTCGCCTTCCGGTGCCGAGGCCACGGCGTTGTATGCCGACAATATTAAGTACTTGGACATTCGATCGGCCGAGGAATTTGGTGCAACGATCGAAGCCTTTACTTTCCCAGACGAATTCCTACAGTTCGATGGTGTCTCTACCCCGCAGGTCGGCGTTACCGTCGGTCAACAGGGTCGTGGTAGCTTCGGATTTGCTTACCGTACAAATATTGGTAACGATGTTGATGGTTCAGACTTTGGTTATAAGCTGCACTTGATCTATGGTGCGACTGCTGCCCCTTCTGAGAAGGCTTATGCCACGATTAATGACTCCCCCGAGGCGATTACCTTCTCGTGGGAGGTTGCAACGACTCCAATTAGCGCTGGTGGTACTTTGAAGCCGACCTCTCAGCTTGTTATCGACTCGACTAAGGTTGATCCTGCAGATCTCCTTACACTTGAGAATCTTCTGTATGGAGAGTCCGGTAGTCCGCAACTTCCGACACCGGCTGCAGTTATTGCAATCTTCGGTGCAGGTGTTACTAGTGTTCTTATGGGTACTCCTGCTAATCAGCCGACGTATGTCGCTGGTACACACGTTGTTACCTTGCCAGTTGTTGTTGGTGTTCAGTGGAAGGTCAATGGCGTCAACAAGGCTACTGGTGCTCAGCCAGCGCTTACTACTGGTCAAGTTGCCCAGGTTACGGCGCATCCCACTACTGATTCTTATGTCTTGGTTGGCGATACTGACTGGACTTTCAACTTCTAAATCGACTACAGAAGGGATTAGAGGATGCTCACTATCATTCTATCAGCTACCGACGAAGAAGATCCCGTCGAGCTCTGCTTTGAGCATTCTCTGATTTCTCTGTCCAAATGGGAGTCACAATATAAGAAAGCCTTCTTTGGTAAGGATGAAAAAACTTCTGAAGAAGGTGCATCATACATTAAATGCATGCTAATTACAGAAAATGTTTCTGATGAATTATTAAACAGACTTTCACCAGACAACATTGAAAGTATTACTGACTACATCAATGACAAACAATCTGCAACGTGGTTTCGAGAAGACCCAAGTCAAAAATCTAGTAATGAAATAGTAACATCAGAATTAATTTACTACTGGCTGGTTCAATTCAATATTCCTTTCGAGGTTGAAACTTGGCATTTGAACCGCCTCATGACTTTAGTAAAAATTGTTGGGATTAAACAAACCAAACCCAAGCCTATGAGCAAAGCTCAACAGGCAGAACAATATCGTAGAGTAAATGCTGAGCGACGTGCTCAAATGAATTCATCCGGATAGAAAGGGGTTGTTGTGGCGTATACAAAGGTTCATGATGACTGGCAAGACGATCCATCAACGGTAACTCCTATTCTTTCGGCAGATCTTGAGCACATGGAAGAGGGCATCTTTCAAGCATCTAGATCGGCGACTGAGAGTCTTGAAGGCAATGTCGAATTAGCCACCCCAGCAGAGATGACAGCTGGTACTGATCTTACTAGAGTACCTTCAGTCGAGCGGGTCAAGACATATGTGGCGGCTAAGATTGCAGCAGGTTTGGCTACGATCCCAGGAGTAGCAGCAGCAACCGAAAGCGCATCTGGCGTTGTCGAGTTGGCTAGTACAGCAGAGATGACGACAGGTACTGATGCCGTACGTGTGCCTGCAGTGGCAAAGGTTGCAGCCTATGTAGCGGCTCAGATCGCGTCAGGTTTGGCAGCTAAAGCAGATAAGGCTTCACCATTAACTCAGTTTGTAGACGTGTCAGATACTACACCGACAGACTTGTCAGTACTACGTTACAATGCTGGTGTTGGAGCATATGTACCATCACAACTGGGGTCATTGTATGCTGCAGTTGATGCACAGGGACGAATTGCTTCCTCAGCAGAGCCTCAGTATTACGTTCCGATGAAGGTCATCAACGAAGGAGAATCTACCGTCGGAGTCCCTGCACAAACTGTGATTCTATCTCGTGCAGCTGGATCCTCTCTTGTTCCCACGTTTATTGGGTATAAAGAAGGAGGGTCATACGTCACTACAGGCAATATCCTGACTTTTGTCACCACTGATGATGTAGAAGTTGGTGACTATGTGATCTTCGCGATCGGTGGTGGCGCTGAAGCTACAGTACCTATTGCTCATACTGTAACGTATGGCGTTGGTGCTGCTGCATTAACATTTGGTGCAATCCAAGTAGCTGGAACAAATGCTTATATTCAACAGGCATTTGGTAGATGTACCACACGCATTCCTGCTGGTACTACGATTACTGTGCATAACGGTGGTGAGACAAATAACATCTATAGCCGAAGTTTGTGGATGGTAGGGATGGCAAAAACTTCTGGTCTTGCACAGACGAATCCACTGTCTGTTGCTGGCACCGTAGCTGGTCTTATCAGTTCACCATTGACTTTGTCTTTGAACATTGGTAATGCTGCACTAGCGAACAACTTGGCAATTGCCACGTTCTGTTCTAGTCCTGGATCAATTGCTACAAACCCGGTGGCAGCGCCGTATCAGAGATCTTATGCTCCGGGATCAGGATGGACTGGATTAGGACCATATTTGAAGACTGCAACTGCTACTAGCATTCGTGGTATGCAAATGCAATACAGGGTATATCCGGCTGCTGGTGACATTACAGCGACCCAAGTTGTTACAGATAGTGGAACATATGGTAACTCTCCATGGGCTGCTGCAGGTACTGTGTTGAAGGGAGCATAGCATGCCTGATCAGTGGTTCGAGAAGAATGCTGATGGAACGTTATCGCCACTGACATTATTGGGCGAAGCCGATGGTGAGGGTGGTTACATTCCATTGCAACTTTCCATTGTTGGTGATCCAGTTCTTCCTTCTACACCTTTATCACCGGCTCTGACAGGATCCATGGCATCACGCACATCGGCAACTCTATCGTGGACATTACTGGATCAAGGAAGTAGACCGCCAGTGACGTCATGGGTGGTTGAGCGTAGACAAAGTGTTGATAATGGAGTATCATACGGTTCATATTCGGCAATTAGTGGATCTCCATTCAATGCAGCCACTCTAACTAGGACAGATGCTTCTTTGCCAATCGGTACTCCAGAGATTACGTTTGATTATCGAGTAGCTGGCGTGAATGGTGATGGTCAGGGAGACTGGTCAAGAACATTGCCATTGCAGTATGGGGGTGCTCTTCCAGTAGTTCCTGAGAAGGCTTTTGGACTAGCGGTTAGTGCAATTGCTGCTACATCTGTTACTTTAACTTGGGACTTTCCGGCTGATGCTACAGTGACGAAGCAAGCTATCTATAAAGGCAACGTATTGGTTGTAGATAACCTCGACAAGTTGGCAAAGTCGTATAAATGGACTGGTTTAGTAACTGATGTTGCTCAAGCGAACATTAACATTCGACGGCTAAATGTAATTGACTGGTCGACTGCATCAAATTATGTTACATTTACTCCGACAAGCACTCCAGCATTCGTATTTGCTCCTTTAATCGGTTGTTCTGCTTCTTCAAACGATCATGGAGGAACTGACGCTTGGGATGCATGGAGGGTGTATAGTTATGGTTCTGCTTTGACTTATGCCAACCGAACTGGAGTAAATCACCCAAAGGTTCTTGGGGTAACTGAATCAGGAATGTATACTGACTATACAACGCCTTATAACTATTGGGTAGCAAGACTGGAGGAGTTCTACTATACTACTGCTGGTGCAGCTGGGCGTCAGAATGTTGAGTTGCATATCGGTAATGGTAACGAATATGCTGATAAAGTCACGGCAGGAAACATGGCTGGTTTTGTTCAAGGCTGTCGAGGAATTTATGAAGCAACTAGAGTTCTCAATGGTAATGGTACTCGTCGTTATCCATTGGCATCGTCTTGGCTAGACCCAACTTCAGACCAGGAACTATCTACCATCACTGGTGGACTGGTTCCTGGAACAGACCAATCTATTTACAAAGCAGTTCCTTATCTCGATGGAGTAGCCTGGTCAATGTATCCACCAGGTCGTCAAAGCACTAATGCTGCTCCAACATTGGAGTGGCCGTCATTTGACTATGAGTTATCAAATAATTCGGCTCTTGCTGAATTTCCAACTAGAAATGCTCGAGGATTTTTAGCTCGTTGTTTCCGACGTACTTATGAGGCTCAAGACCCAGCATTCAACACAAATATTACTTCATTCCACCCATTGAAGATTGCTTGTTGGGAGGTCGGTACTGGTGACTTTCCATTGAGCCAGTCCATTCGTCCATATTGGGCTGTTCATGGTCTGATGGCATCATTAGGTGTAATGGCAAAGCATTATGATCTTGAGATGACTGATATGTGCTGGTGGGACCAACAAAAGGCTGGTGACTTCCCTCAGAACATCCTTTCCGATGAACCCGTTCCAGGAGCAGGTCAGATCAGCACTCGTGTTGCGCTTCAAAACTGGGCTACATACAACCAATTCAATGGTGGTACTCGTCCTAGTGACTGGCCAGCCTCGGGTCCGCCTAATAGTTGGCCAAACAGAAACAATGCATGGAAAGATGAATGGGTCGCAGCAATGAATGCGGCATGGCCACTTTAAAATTAGCGTAGAAAAGGGGTTTAAATGGCTTATCCTTCTAATACTCTATACCCCGGCGCTAACACGTTCCCCGGGACCGGTATCGATGGTGGTGAAGAACCCGCGCCCGATACAGGACAACTGCAGTGGGGCCGCATTGAAGAACGACAAATTGAAGCAGGACTTGACCGAGGCGTACTATATCCAAAGAACGGTAGTGCCGTTGTTTGGAATGGTTTGACCTCAGTCGAAGAAGAGGGGGGTGAGGGCACGGCTGAATACTATGTAGACGGTCGTCCCTTCCTCTACCTGCCCAAGCCCAAGGAATTCAAGGCTACTCTCAATGCATACACCTATCCTGATGCTTTCTCTGCAATCGTTGGAGAACTAGAGGTTGCTGACGGTATGTACTTGGATTCTCAGATGGGCGACTCATTTGACCTTTCTTATCGAACCAGAATTGCTGATTCGCTCCGGGGGTCTGATGCTGGATACAAAATTCATCTGATCTACAATGCTACAGTTGTGCCTTCGGCCAAGACTTATGGCACGATCGGGAGCGATATCAACCCGGTCGAGTTCTCTTGGGGCATTCAAGCAGTACCAGTTAATGTAACCGGGTATCGTCCAACTGCTCATATTACTATCGATACAAGGCATATGGATGCGGAACGACTAGGAGAGATCGAAGATCTTCTCTACGGCACTGCTCAAGTTGCCCCCAGAATGCCAAACCCCCAAATCATATTTGACTTGCTTAGTTTCGGCGAGACAATCATCATTACTGACAATGGCGATGGGACATGGCAGGCCGAAGGCTCTTACCATAACATTTATTTGATTGGTGATGAAGTGTTCCAGATTGATAACGTCAATGCAGTTCTCCATGGCGATGGCACCTATACCATCAGCTCAACGCCTTAGAAAGGAGCAACGATGGCAACCGTAGATGGTATTACAGTTGCAGAGGCTAGACGCATCGAAGGAAAGACCGTTGTCTCCGCTATTATTAATGGCAATGGTGACCTGATGCTTACGTTTGAAAACGGTGCAACACTAAATGCTGGAAGTGTCTCTGGTCCACTCACTGCGCATGCTGCACTTGCAGCGGCACACGGTGCAACTGGTGCGGTTGTTGGGACTACTAATGCACAGTCCCTCTCAGGCAAGACGCTGATCACCCCAATTATCGCTTCGTTTGTGAATGCGCAACATAGCCATGCTAATGCTGCTGGTGGAGGCAAAGTCTTTCCATTCTCCGGAGTTCGAGGAGAGCGTACAGCAACTCAAAACGTTCCAGATACAACAAATAGACTAGTAGACTTTAGTGCAGCTTCTGTTTATGACACAGATGCGTATAAGACCAGTGGGACAGTTTTTACTATTCCTGCTACTGGTTTTTATGATATTCAAGTGATTATTCCATGGGAAGGCAATGGTACTGGACGTCGTTCAGTAGATATTAAATTGAATGATGCATCTACCGACTCCAGTCAAGGTATTAGCTTGAATAAAAAAGTTGAGTTACCTGGATTTGGGTTTCCATTCCAACAAAACGTTTCTGTTCTTGCAGAGCCCCTCACTCAAGGAGATTATATTAAGGTTATTGCGTATCAGGCTAGTGGTATAGCGCTTAATCTTCTTGGAAGTGCTGGCGGTCGTACTCTCATTACTATCAGACGGGTAGGATAATTATTAAGGAGTAACTGTGGCATCTTCTCCGATTTCATTCACGGCTAGTGGATCAACTATTAAAACACAGGCATTCCTTCAAAAAATGCAAGCTGGAGATTTGTTGAGAGGTCTAGAAACTCTTGCCCAGCAAGGCGTTAATGCATTAGCCGGCCAAACACCAGTTGATACTGGTCTCACAGCTTCTTCTTGGGGCTATGAGATTACAACTGATGCTTCTAGAATTACGATTTCTTGGACGAACTCCAATCGAGAAGGCGGTCCTCCAGTAGCTGTCCTTCTGCAGTATGGACACGGCACAGGTACTGGGGCCTATATCACCGGTCTTGATTACATTAATCCAGCAATTCGACCTATATTTGAAGCGATTTCTGAAGAAGTATGGAGGAGGGTGACTGCCGCATGAGTAGTGTTGATGATCGCATTGTCAATCTACAGTTTAATAACTCGCAATTCCAAACGGGAGCCTCCGACTCCATGAGGTCTCTTCAGACTCTTGAGCAGACGATTGGCGGTATGGGTAGTAGTACAGGCCTTACCACTATGGGTGCGAACGTCGATGGCATTAGTGCTAAGTTCTCTGCATTGCAGGTTGCTGGCGTCACTGCTCTTGCTACGATCGTTAATAAGGCAGTTAATGCTGGATTGTCTCTAGTCAAGAGCATGACACTTGACCCTCTTATCGCTGGATTTAAAGAGTACGAGACTAACCTTAATTCTATTCAGACGATTATGGCTAACACAGGAGCAAAGATACCAGAAGTCGGCAAGTACTTGGATGAACTTAATGCGTATTCAGACCGAACGATCTATAGCTTCAGTGAAATGGCTAGTGCTATTGGTAAGTTCACAGCTGCTGGTGTTGAACTAGCACCAGCAACTAGCGCCATTAAGGGTTTGGCTAATGCTGCCGCTCTGTCGGGTTCAAATGTCCAACAATTGAACACTGCTATGTATCAGATGAGCCAAGCTCTCGGAACTGGCGTAATTCGATTGATGGACTGGAACTCGCTAGCAAATGCTGGTATGGGTGGCGAGAACATTCGTAATGCTTTGATGGCTACAAACCGAACATTAGGTGATAATGGCGC